CGCATGGGGATGCCAACTGAATTGTTGATAAGACAGTTGATCCTTGGCGAACTTTCATCAATCCGCTATTGCCAATTGCGGACACCACTCCCAGCAGCCGTGCGTTAATTGCTGTAAGGCTGTAGACGACACTCACTAATCGCCTCCTGCTCCCTGCAGGATGCGGAGGGTAATTGACTGCGCAGCGCTGCTGAGTGTCGTGCTGCTCAAGCGAAGACCGGCAATGGGATAGCTGAAGGGAACAACAATCCCGCCGTTATCGAACGTGGTTGTATTACTGAAGTGCTGGGCGGAGCTGCCGGGTGCGCTTGAAACGCTGAACCACACCGGGCTCGATGAGCGCTGAAGATCGTCAAGCGTATATTGCAGGGTGAAGTCGGTGGCCGAGCCGCTGGCGGAAACCGTAAATGCCGCCGTCGTGGCCAGATTGGCCATCCAGTCAATGTTGCAGGCCCGGGACACGCCCGCCGATGAAACGGTCACCACGATTGGATTGGCTGGCATCAGTGCATCCCTTTCAAGGTCTTCGCCAAGGCGGCGCGCTTGCGGATTTTCGGATTATCCGAATGCGCGGCCTTTGCCAGCTTTGATGCAGGAATCTTCTCGCCCTGCGGAACACCCAAGTCTCTGTGCAGAGCGCCGGGGTGTTTGATTGCGCCCTTGATCCAGTTCCCGCCACCACGGGCGCGTTCAGGCGACGGTTCCGCTAAGGGCGGGTCTTGGTTCCACCCGCCGAGGTCAAGCTGCCTGACGTGTCAGAGCATCGGGCCGACGAGAAGGGAGAGCCAGTCCGTCCCCCGCGCGCTCTCTTATCCAGTCGGCCCTTGCCCTTGGCCCCGGGCACGGTGCCCCCGAACTTGAACCCGCCCGACTTGCTCTTGGCCTCAGAAAAGACTTTCGGGTTGCCGCCAGCATTGGCTGCACCGCCGACGTTGCGCTTCTGAACCTTGTGGCGATTGGCCATAACGATCTCCTATCAGGCGGAAACGGATTGAAGAGCCTTGAGCGTGAACGGGCCACCGGTCGTAGTCCCTGTGGTCGAGTTGAGACGGACGCCACCCAAGGGTGACAGCACCGTGTAGACCAGACCAGCCGTTGTACCGGCGGTCGATGACTGCATGGCCGCCGCCGAGCTGAGAAGCGACCAAGTCACAGAAGGTCCACCGACAATGGTCGGATCATCCAGCGTCATTTCGACAGAAATGGTTCCGGACGACGAGAAGATAAGCTGAACCGTAGTGGACTTGGCCACAGGGTTCAGGATGATCGCAGCGGTGCCTACGCTGGAGAGTGTGACGCTTTGGGCCATTTACCGATTCCTTCTCATTAGAAGCCGTAGACCAGCCGCAGCGTAAATATGTCATCGATCCAGAGTGCTGCCGACTGAAACGGGACTGAGGTGACCGACTCCGCCACCGCCTGTATTGGAGTCTGTGACGGCAGTGGAAAGATGTTGTTGATCATGTTCAGGCCCTGTTAGCTGGTGGGGAAAGTGCCCCAGACGCTGCGCCAGTCGTAGTAGCCGAAGCTGTAACGCTGATAGCCCTTGACCAGCAGGTTGTCCGTGGTGAACTCAACCGACATATCCATCTCGAACGGAATGCGGTTCATGTAGATCAGACCGTCGATATTGGTCAGGATGAACCAAGCAAAGTTCGAGGTAAGGAAGTCGTTGATGATGAAGCCTTCCTTCAGCGAGTCATTCATGCCGAGGATGGCGTTCACATCGTTGGTTGCCGTCCCGGGCCGCAGCTCGCTGCGGAACAGGCGTAGTGCAATCGGCTCAAGCTGGGTCGGGATGAGAACTTTCTTGCCCCGCGCGTAGACCTTGAGACCGGCGTTGTCGCGCCACGCCGACCTGATCTGGATCAGCGAGTTGAGCAGCGACGTTTCATTGAGGTCAACATCCGGTGATGGCTGGTTGGCAATCGTGGTGCCGTCAACAGGATGGGCCGTCGAGAACAGCGCGACTTGGTCACCGCCAACTGCCGGGTTGAACACCGTGCCGGTATTGAAGATGTTTGCGCCGTAAATCTCTTCGGTTTGTACAAAGCTCTCCATCAGGCCGTCGTTGTTCGGCCCGAACTCTGCCTTGTACAGGTTGTCATCAATGGCCTTGCGGGTGATCGCATAACCAAGGCCGATTTCGTTGTGTTCTTGGTTATAGACGAACCGCTCGCCAGCCGCGTTGTCAAACGAGGTGGGCGCACCTTCGTTCTTCAACTGGGCTAGGCCGAGGTACCGCATCGAGGCACGGCGTTCCAACGCCATCTTCGAGTCGGTCTGTTTGAAAATCTTCGACCATTGCCGTTCGATCATCGGGTACTTGCCAGAAATACCCCACAGACCCGGCAGGAGAAGATCGCGAATTTGAGAAAGTGCGACAGGCATATGATCCCCCTATCAGGTCGAAACGCCGACCAACGCGCGACGTGCCCAGTTATTGCCCTGTACGACCATAATCTGGAAACCTTCAGCGCCACTGGACGTGCCGTTCGCCCCGGGAGGGGCGTAATTCGAGTAAACGTCCACGATGCGGAAGGGCAACGAGGAGTTGCCGCTCACCGTCGAAGACGCGAGGACGATGCCGGAAATGCCGGTCGCCGTGTTGCCGTTGGCTTGCGAAGCCGCGTCCCAGCCGATGTTCAAGCCAATCGTGGAGGTGCCAAGCACCGCGTTCGATGAGCCCTGAACGATAAACACCTGATCTGGATCGGTGCAGACATACGCCTTGCCGGGGGCGCTGGAACCGATGTTGCCCGTAAAGTTAGGCAGCCACTGGTTTCGCCCAAGCTGCGACAAGAACACCTCGCAGCCAAGGAAGATGCCCTGCACCGGAGAACCGATGGTGACACCAGACGATGGCTTGGTGATCGCGCCTGCAACAATGGATTGGGATGAGATGGTGACTACGTCACCGGTGAAGTAGGTATTGGTATCGCTCGAAATGACCGTGAGCGTGTCCATACCTGCGGTCGGCTGACCACCGTCCCGGCGGCCAAAGAGCCGGAAGCCGAAGGGTGCATTTGTATTTGCCAAGCTCGCCTCCACGCCAAATGGGTTACGAATAACGGTTTCCCGTCTTCGGACTCCATCTCACAGCGCGTGAGGCAGAAATTTTGGGGAGCGCCCCCGTCGGCTTTATCAACCGACTGTGTCTGGGGCTAATTAGTACGACTATATTTAGTCCTTAGTCAATACCTCGTTAATCTTCATCGCGCGGAATACTGACCCGCTCATAACTCCTGCTCACCCTATTTGCTTTCTGCGCCGATGGATGCCGCGTATCGAACGTAACATTAGGCCCGAGATCACCACCGCGCAGGGCTGCTTCACGCGCGTAGACCTGTTCGGCGGCCTTCATTCTTTCCCGTCTTTTTGCCTCCCGGGATAATTCCATAGGGCGTTCCATCAAAACCAGTCCCTCGACATTAATCTCGCCCTGAAAACCCTTTGGCATGAATAACCCGTCATGACGGGATGCCGGTACCGGTTTCCAGCCGCGCCGCTCAAAGCGGCCACGGCGTTGCGGCATTGGCTGGCCGAGAACGCTGTCGGTCACCCACTGGTAGTCCATGCCGTCCGGAATGATGTCGCGCGGTACCCGCAGACGATCATCGTCGTCATCGGGGAGCGAGTCGTATTTGCGCGCAGCCTCCTTAGGAGAAAGGTCCTTGTCTCTGGCCAGCTTCTTGGGCCGGGGCTTGCCCTTGGGCCAGCCTTTCTTCTTGGGCTCTTCTGGTGCGGTCGCCGGGAGGTCTTCTGCCATGGCCTTACTCCTTGTAATGGCCGTCCTGTTTCATCTGCATCATCTTGAGCTTGTTGCGGGCATAGGTGATCTCATCGATGCCCGATGCCGCCGCTATTTCCCGCTCCGACGCCGTGAGGGTAACTCGGGTAGGAGTGGAACGACCTGTAGCCGACGGGGCTTCCCGAGTAGGCGGGGCGCTAACCACCTGTGGGGGAGCAGAGCCAACTCCATCGTCTGTGTCATCATCCCTGTCGGATAGTGCCTGACGATAACCCAGACGCTCCTCGATGAACTGGAAGTAGTCGTCCGAGCCCGGGATTTTGTTGGCCTTTTGCGCATCGAAGTGCGCGACTTGGAGGCGCGCGTTCTTTTCACCATCGGTCACCAGCTCCCTGTGCTGTCGTAGCCAGTTTTTCTGGGATTCATTGACTCCCTGCATCCGAGAAATCCAGTCCTCTACCGGGTCGGCGGAAGTCCGCGTGGGCTGCCTTGCCACAGCTTCGGCTTCCTGTTTGACCCGCTCCATGCGGGCCTCAAGCGAAGCCTTCATGCCCTCAAACTGGGCCATCCGGCTGTGTGCCCGAGATAGCTGGCTTTGCGCCTTGGCGTGGCCGCCCCAGTCCGCCGCTTCGGCAAATGCCGTCTGCATCTGGATGGCATTGTCGATTTCGGCCTGCGCGGCGGAGATGCCGTTTTCGATGGCGTCGAGTTCGGCCTGCCCTCTGGCGGTAATGGCCGAGTGATAGTCCTGAGTGCGGCC